TTCACGGAAACCTGATTGGATCTGAATATCAGAGAAACGCTCTCCGTACTCTCCACGTGCAGAACCTTTACGGAAGATCTTGTCACCAGGTTGCAAGTAAACAGATGTATCAAGACCTGCGGTATTGTTACTGTTTACCAATTGAACGGTGTACATGAAACCATCACCCAAAGGAACGATATCATCAGCAGTGATGTACATCTCCATTCCGTTATACTTATCGTAAGTGATAATGTCACCATGACCGAACTCACGACGAGAAATTTTAATTTGGAATGTTGTACCATCCATACCTACAGTGTCGCCATCTGTGGGTCCGCCATTAACATAAGCACCGTCTACAATGTAAGGAAGATCTTGTACAACTGGTGTTTGCCACTTGTACTCTCCGCGAGCATTGTCGACTGTGATAACGTTCTTTCCACCAAAGCTAGACATTTGATAAAGAGGCATTTCTACTTTCTGAACCATTGCCCACAAGTCAACTGGTCCTAGATCCATAGGTTCTGCATTTCTCAACATGTTAACCAAGTGGTAAGAATCTACGTGTGAACTAGCTTGGTAGTTGGTATCTCGTAGAAATATACCATTGTTTAAAACTGGAGTTGCCATTTTTTATTTATTTAATTAAAAGGGTTATCGTTTAAAAAAGTTATCATTTCTAGGAATCCTTCGTTGACGTGCTTCATCACGTTCAACTACAGGAGTACTAGATTGCATTTTTGCTTGTTCAGTTTTAAGTTGACGAACTGTTTTTTCAGTTGCAGCAACTTTACCCTGATCTTTAATCTTACTTTTGTATCCTTCCGGATCCGCAAGTAACCATAAAGCTTCAGCAATCAAATCATGGCGAGGTTCAACATACTGATACTTCTCTAACAAGTGACCTAACAAATTGGTAGGTTTACCTGACATAGAAGGATACTGAGGTTGAACTAAACCTGAGTAAAGCAAAGATTGTGTTTTCTTATCTAGCTTTACACCGTTTAACTCACCTGGTTGCAAAGTTGTATATACATTCTGCATATACTTCTGAGCAGCCGCTTCTTGCTGTTTGCGGATGTGTTCTTGTTGAGCAAGCTTCTGAGCTACAACTTGTTCTTGCATCTTGTCCAACTTTGGTTTGAACTTAATAGCTTTCTCTTCAAGTTCACCTCTGTCTTTCCATCCTAAAATCTCTTCATCAATATCATCATCAGAACCAAAGTTCTTCGCTCTTAAGTATTCTCTTAAGATAATTTCTTGATCTCTCTCACTTCTAGGATCTAGCTCACGATGCTCTTCTACCTCAGAAAGAATCTTAAATAGACCTTTTAGATCATTACCTCCATTAGCTACATATTGAGCAGCTACTTGGAGTTCCTCTGGAAGTTCATCAAAGAACTCAAGAGGAAACTCTTGACGAACTCTGCTTTCGATTTCATTAAGATTTGCATCTAGCAACTCTTCAAAATCTTTCATAGAGTATTCATCAAGTGGTTTGTCATCATCAAAAGGTACGATCTTTCCAGATTCAATCATTTTGTTGAATACTTCAACCATGCCGTTCTTGTCAATCTTTTTACGACCTGCTGTTTTTTCTTCTGCTGATTGATCATCTTTATCATCAATACCACCTGAAAAGTCATCTTCAGGATCAGCATCTTTGATAAGAGCGTCCACATCCACTGGTTTTTCCTTTGACTCGTCTTCGTCATCCTCGTCCGAGTCGTTGTCAATAAAAGATAGATCTGGTGAAATAGAACTGAAGATATTAGGCTTCACTTCTGTTTTCTTTCCATTTCCATCAGGAAGCATCACGTTTTCTGCTCCCGGGGTACCTAGAAGTTCATCTAGGTTAATCTCTACTTGCTCAATAGAAGTAGATTCTGTGTTGGTTTTATTTGTATCCTCCATAGTGTTGGTTTTGAGTTTACATTATTAATATACGACAAATTTAGAACTTTAAACTTTATAGATTAATATCCTTAAAAAAGAATATCACAATCTATAGCAAAAGGTTATTTTTTAGTCTTATTTTTACTCTCTGGTTTGTCAAATTTGTTCTTGTTTTCACGCGCAATTTGCAATTGGGTCTGCGCAATTTGTTGTTGAGTTGCTAACTTTTGTTGTTCAATAGTCATCTTATCACGATGCTCAGCTTGCTTATTTATTTCTTTCTCTCTTTCAAAATTCATAGTCTGAGCATATTCATCAGAACTTTGAATTTGTTTAAGTGCATCCATGTAGTCAGACTGCTGATTCTCATTTTGATCTTGCATAGCACCATAACCAGCTGATCTAATCTGTGCTTCAATAATACGAGCTTCTCTATCTTTCTGATTTTCAGATGCTTCGAACTCCATCTTCTGACGTGCTTCTTCAGCTTTAGCTTGAAGTTGTTGTTCTTGCATTTGTTGTGCTTGTTGCATCTCAGCTTGTTTCTGGTCAGCTTGTTTAATCTCAGCTTTCTTAAGAATGTGAGAAACCTCAGAAATAGACTCAGACTTAAGAACATTACCTAGATCATAGATAGATGCTCCTGTAGTATTATTCTGAATAGCCATTTGCTTCAACTGTTCTAGGATAGCACGTTGATTAGCTTTAGTAGCTACAAATATATTTAGGTCTCTAAGCAATAAGTCGGTTCCATTTATCTCAAAGTTAGCACGCTCATCTTCACTAATCATATACTGTAATCTTGTAGATGATTTAGTAGAATGGTAGTATTGTGCTAAGTCTGTACGCATCTGATGCACGCGAGGCATCAAATAATCACAGTGTTGAATAAAATAAGTCTCTGTTTGTGCGTATGAAGCATTGATAGATTGCTCAATACCGGTTGCTGTTTGCTGACCAATCTGTTGACCAAGACGCTGTGGAGTAATACCAATTACCTCAAATGCTTGCATCTTAAAGTAATTAGCTAACTGAATACGAGACATAAGACGGTTAGTCTGTTCTAGATCCAGTTTCTGATAATGTTGGAATGCTAATGCATTTTCTGTATTAGTAATAGATGTATCTAAAGGTAACATCTGGAAGTTCTTCATAGCAACATAAGCTTTCGCTAAGTTGTTCTTTCCCCAATCTTCTCCGAGTGAATGTCTTGGTAGAGCATTCTGATCTAACAAGATTACCGTACCTAATTCATCTACAAGGATATCCGCAATCTGATTATTTACAATGTTATATCCAATCTGGAAAGGTTTCATTAAGTCTACTAGAGATACAGATCTTGTATTTCTATCAGAGAATACAGATCCTTCTACTGGTAACTTACATCCGTATATACTTGAATCTCCTTTAAATTGAAATTTAAGAGGTTTGATTTGATTCTGATTAATACCTAAGTAGATAGGATTTACACCACCAGGATTATTACTACCCCAGAATGTAGGTCTATTAGGTCCAACTTTAACACCACCCCATACTTCGTTAATCCATATCCAGTCAATATGTTCACCAAATACAAGATTATCACGAGTCTTATTCTTAATAAGGGTAGTGTTGTATAGAGGTTTATCAATTACTTTATATGACTCATCAATTACATCTTGGAATACATCACCATTATCATTGATCTTAGTCAAGTGACCTACCTTACGTTGTGACTTCCAATATACAGTTGTTACACGTAGCATATTAGACATACCCATATCAAAGTAGTCTTCATCATTTGATAAGATCCAGTTAACTACGTCACCTCCATAGGTAGCGTTATCCCACATAGATGTATACTGACGATAACCTAGAGACGGCATATTGGTATTCCACTCATGTGACTTAGTAGCATCATAGTAACTACCGTCATTCTGATAACCTTGAATAGGATAACCTGCAGATCTTACAGGATAAATCAACTCAAGAGATGCTAATTGTTCCTCTGTCATTAACCATCCATACTTGTCAATGACGTCTGCAACAGTCATCATATCAAATTTACCAACCCATTGACCTTGAGATATATAACGATTCTCTGGTGATTTATGGTAGAATGTAAGAACAGGATTCCACAATTCAATATCATAATCATCCTCCATCATTTTAAAATGCCAGAACTCACGGTCTGTAATCAACATATCACGGAAACCGCGTTCTTCAAGTTCGTCCATTCTAAAACGTTCGTTATCAACTTTATGTTGATGTTCTGCCCACTGCTCAATAGCACTCTTATATGTCTTTGAATAGAAGTCTTGAATTTGTGGTAAAGTCTTCATATTCTCAGGACTCATTTGTTGTTGGAACTCTTCTGAATCTGGTTCTAGTCCTTTTTCAACTAGTTTCATCATCATCTTTTGTTCAGCTTGAAACAACAAAACTTCCTCTAATTCATCCTTCTTTTTCTGTAATAATTCATTGTATGAGATATCATCTACACCAGTATATGTAACTCTAGTACTCCTTTTAGCAAATTCTGATACTAATGTATTTACAACATTGGGAACAATTGGATAGAACTTTAACTCTAGTGCAGATACATCATCTTGTGTAAGTGTCTCAATAAGATCACCATACTCATTATCTTGTTCAACAATATAATCACCACGGTCAATGATACCTTTAGCTAGTTTATAGTTTTTCATCATTCGTCTTGCATTACGACGAATTTGTTTAAGTCCTTCCCACTCTAACCAGTCAAGATTCCATGCTGTCCAGTCTGTATCTTTCTTAGATCTAGGAATAAACTGAATGGGTTGATTAAGTGTACCCATTCGGTTAGTGTCAGCTTTCGCACCGTTCTTTAACTGAATTGCGTTATATAATTGCATATTATCTTAAATTTCTAAATGGTTGTTTAGGTAGTCTCATGTTATTAAATGCTGAGCCTTTTGATCCAATGTGTCTAAACGGGCTCATATTTAATTTACTGAATTTATTGGTGTTATCCAACTTTTTCACCTTATCTGTCTCCTCGTATCGCTTTTTGTATCCTCTATTTGCTTGTTGAACTTTTGCAAAAGCAATCAATGCAGCAAACGATACAAGTCTATCGACGTTTAATCCTTCTTGATATGCTGCCATTTCAGTAAGCAACATCGGATCCGGTATACGTTCTACCCCATATACAGTCTTTACAATCTCACCATCAGGTTTAACTTCCTGATCTAACTCTTCTTTTAAGAAATCAATAGCATAACTAAGCATATGACTCTTAAACAAAGTACCAGTATTTCTCCAACCATATTCCTGAAATACATTAGCATTAGCACCAATATCCTTTAGAAATAATATTTGAGATCTAGGTACCAAATACTTTTGTTTCTTTCTATAAAGCATGTGATTTATGAA